CGGAAGCACTTCTAACAACTCTCTTTCTAGTCTTGCCCTTAAGGGGCTTCAATCTTCGAACCTGATTTAGGGATTTCTTCCCTATATAAAATCTACCAGTTGGTATGTGTATCATTTTATAGACAAACCCAACCGCACCTTCCGGTGTACTTTCCTCTGTAACAATATTTCCATTAAACTTCCAACTCATTAATTACTTCTTTGTTCTAGCGTTAAAGAGTTTACTATACTCTTTATCCCCATTTGAATAGCCAGGTGCTTTATATCCAGCAGGTGGGGTTGGATGCGAACCAAGTTCACCACCTCTTGATTTTACTAAATATTTTTCATCTTTAACTAAATCTTTAGAGCCTTTAAATGGTTCTTTAACATCATCAATTGGTGTTTTATCTTTACCAACTAAATTAGCTTTTGAATTAGCCGGTGGGTTAGCTACCAACATATCGTATAAGTTACTGTTCATCTTTTTTATATTTTGTACTAATAAATATAACAATTTTTGGTTTAAGTATCAAACCTTACTATAAAGTTTAAAGGATAATCCGGTAAAGATTTAATTGGTTGTGGTAATTTTGCCACTGCAACCATATTTAATTCTTCATCATATAATGCAATTGTGGTTATATATGGTGCTAAATATGAACCAGTTGGGTCCACAGAACCACTATATAAATAATCATCAAAACTACCAAACTTATCGGAATCTAAAGTTGATGCAAATGGATATTTTTTACCACGTATCCATTTTATACCAGCATCATAAAATGATGAAGTAACTAATTCCGTTGAATTATTGCTTGAACCCGGTCTATTAACTAATTGAGTTATCTTTGAACCACCATCTTCATACACTGCTGATGGGTTTTGTGATACATTAAATTCATTTTCTAATACAGAAATGAATATTTCATTTTCATATATAGTTTTTGTTGAACGAAAATTTATAGTAAAATTGTTAAGTACAGACCCACTAACTACATCTTTCGTTACAACTATTAATCCTCTATCATAAAATATATTACCTTTGATATTACTACCAGAATCTATAAGATTTGAGTATCCATCATCTGTATAAGTTCTACTTAGTGTCTCATCTTCCAATACAACAGTACCAATCTTTATACCTTCACCATAATATTGTTGTGGTATTGAGAATATAGCCATTTCCGATTCTAACATTCTTTCATCAGCCGATGCATATGATTTTCTAAGTCCAACCTCCGTTAATAATGATGATGTTTGTGGATTTAAATAAAATTGCGATTTTGTTGATGCATAAATTATTTTTTTAACAAAACCGTGACTTTTAGCATCATTTTCAGAATCTATAAAAGTTCCTTCACCATCTACACCAAAAATTGGGTATATATCATTTTCATCCAAAGTCCACTCTTTATAGACTTTCATAGGTCTAGTGATAACATCGGATTTTGGTATTTCTTTAATCATTTGATATTGTGAATTTTATATAAATATTCATTAAACGAAAAACCCCCAATTAAGGGGGTTGTTCTATATTGTTTTATGATTTTATTAGAATGATAATTTAACTTTTATTAATACCTCTTTATCAAATGATTTAACAATTGGTTGAGATGTTTTAGCCGATGCTATTAATTCGTTTGCATCGTTATAAAGTCCTATCGTTGTGATGAATGTTTGTGGGTCGGTTTCAAATGTACCTTCTATAAAGAATCCATCAGCATCTACATAAGTAGGGTTGTTAGAGTAGTTAAACTCTCTATTTGTTGCTCTTACAAAGAAGTGCTGAGTAGAAATGTTTTCAGTTCTACGAGCTTCAAAATCAAGACCACCAGCGATAGATTTAATTAATCTATGATGATTGAATTGCTCTGATGTTCTTAATAAAGAACCACTTAAACTTCCACTCACTACATAATTACCTTCAGAAGTGTAAATTGTAGAAGTTGGAATATCACCAACAGTTTGTCCAATTGCTTTTGGATTTAATACAATAATACCTCTATCAGGATAGAATAAACCATATCCTAATCCAGTAGTTGCATCAGTTGCTGTGTTTATAGTTGCTTCGTTTTCAGTTCCAATTTCCAATGAACCAGATACTACTTTGAATACTCTACCACTTAAACCCAAATCATCTCCAAATTTCTTACCACTATTATCAATAAAAGTAAAAGTACCATTAGTACCAGTAAGTTTTAATGACCAGTTACCAGCATCCATCTTCTCTCTATATCTACTTCTATTAACATTAATAACATAGATATCGTTTGCATCAGTTGCAACTCCTGCCGTATTATCAAATGAGAATTTAGTATCAGTTGGGTCTAACAACATTGCTCTATATTGAGCGTATGTTGATTTTGTTGCTAACAATGCGTTATCGTTATCAGATAATGCCATAGAACCACTACCAAACACATGTCCATATGCTACCGCAAATTGAACTTCCGCTGTATCTGCGTTTGATACTGGATTGTAGTCATATACATTGAAGTAATATTGTCCACTTTTTGCAGTTGTTTGTGCAGATGAAGTGAAGAATTGAGTTAATGAACCAGAATCACCAGTCCATAATCCAGTAGTTACTACTTCTACTTTTGCGTTTACTTTATCAAATTCACCGAATCTCTTATAAATACCAGTTGATATACCAGAACCTGCAGCAATTTGCTGACCTGCTGGTAACACCGTATTTAAAAGTGATATTAGTTCGTTTGAATCTATCGTACCCGTATTAGCTAAATCTCTAATTTGGGCGGTTACATTAGGGTCGTTTATTAATGCCATTTTGTATGTCTATTTTATGCTTTATAAGTTACAGTTACAGGAATAGTTTGAGAACCTCCAGTTTCGTTACCATAAACAGTGATAGTTGTTGAAATATCAATTGTTAAGTTTGGATTTGGAGTGAATCTAAATTCTAAACCGCTTAATACCTGAGCCGTTGTTGTGATTTCTTCACCTAAGAATACCGGAACAGTACCAGTACCAGTTGCTCCTCTAGTTACAGTAAGAGTACCAGAACGTTGGTCTGCTAATACCATTGTATATCCAGCATTTGTGTTTCCAGCAGGAGATGTTGTTGGAGTTAATCCTACACCACCTTCGGTTTGGTTTACACTAATTGACGGTACACCCAATCTTACAGTTGGAATTTGAGTTGTTCCTTTTGGTAAAGTAACTAACTTATATCTCAACACTTGAGTTTCATCAGGAGATGCTTCCGTTACAGGAATTGCTCTGATTGCTGAATCATAATAAGCTGAACCTTTTGGATGTGCAGGCTCATATAATGTATAATCAATCTCATCATCGCCTAAAGCGAACTTTGTAATGTTCAATGATTGACCCGATGCTAATTTTTGTCTACCTTTTTTGGTAAGAATTGCATCAACTGTGATTTCGGTATTATCTAAATATCCCATATTTTTTTGTTTTTTATTCTATACTATATAAATATAACCATTTAATATTTTCAAATTAATCCACCTCAAGTATTGGTTCACCACTACCTCTACCGGTCTTAGCCACTCTAAGAATGTTAGGATTAGTTGTAAATGTTTCTACTGCAGGTAATCCATCGGGAGTTGTTAATACACCATTTGCATCCAATCCTTGCTTAGAACCTTTCCAAAAAGAACGATTCAATCCCTCACTCAAATTATTTACATATTTGTAATGTGTGGGGAAATATCCATTAAGAGGTGTAACCGCAACCACTTCATTACCAACACTAACCAATGAACTAGTACTAAATGGTGTTATTGAAACTTTATATTTGTAATTTGTTGTTGGAATATCTGCATATAATACTTGCTCACCTGGAACAGAACCAATAGTTGGATATCCTTTTATTTGAGTTGATACATTTGTTATATACTGCTCTTTTACTAAATAAACATTTTTTCTACTTCCGGTTGTTTCTGAATTTCCGAATATACCATCAAATGTTCTAATTATACCCACTCCATTCCTAGCATAAGCACCATATCCTAAATTTGCTAAAGAGTTTTTATCCATTCCAATTGATTCAAGTTGAAATGAATCAACTTCTCCTGTTAAAGTTTCTCCAGTTGGACATTGAATAGATACATCATAGAAAGGTGCGTCTGCTAATAAAAGTGAATCAAAGTTGTAATTTATTTCAGATTCATAATTTGGATTAGTTACTTCAAATACAGTAGCATCGGAGTTATCAATAAACATATTGTAATTGTTTAATGTACCTTCAAATGTAGTTGTATTTGTAGCATCTAATAATGCATCTTTAACATTATACGTTAATTCAATTTGATTATTATCATCAATATTTATAGAAGTATCATAATCATTTCTTTCCGATTCTGCTTTTTTCCATTTAGTTTTACTCCTTTCTAAATAGTGAGGTTCGATTAATAATCCTTTTGATACCTTTGCTCTAGCAGGCGCTAAATCGGCAAGTACATCAAATAAAGATTTATCAATATATCTTACCAATTGAATATATTCGTTTATATTTCTATTATCCAATCTTTGGAAATAATATTCTCTAAGTGTATCTAATTCTCTATATGTATCTTTATACTCATCCGATGGGTCACCAATATAGTTATCAATATTGAAATCACCAAATGCTTTTAAGATATCCATATTCAATTCCTTAATTGGAGAGAAGAATAATCCTAAACGATTTGAATCTATTGGAGCTTGGTCATATGCTTTTTTAGTTGCTCTAGTTTTATATGATAAATCGGTTACCAATGTTTGTTCTTCAAAACGAATTTTATTAGCTACTCCAAATCCAATAGAAGGAACATTTGCTGTTACCGTTCTATCATAAGGAATATATTGATATGGATATGCTGATGCCGAATATATGAAACTACCAGTTGCTCCTAACTCTCCATATTCTTGATTTATAGCTACATTCTTAATAACTGCATTTTCCGTTACAGTCCTATCTTTTGGATATTCAAAATCAAGTCTAAATAATAAATCTTCAGTAGATGCTGTATATGAATTACCATTTATAGCATCTGGGAATAATGTATGGTTTTGAAACTTTGATGCTTGTAATGGTACTCTCCATAAACGGAATTCATCTAACGAACCACTAAATGTATTACCTACTGATAAAGAAGAGCCACTTTCCCAATAATTGCCGGCCGTCAATAAAGACATACTAGCATATGTAGTTATTCTATTACCGTCAGATGTTGCTAATATTACTTCAAATAATGTACTACTACCATATGCATATTTGTTAAGTAAAACATTACTATAATTTTCAGTAGATAATGGAAAATCTAAACTACTAGTAAAAGTATCAGGTCCTAATACATAAACAATGGATGATGTAATGTATTCATTTCCACTTGAAGTTGCTTCAAAATAAGGACCTGCTTGTGCAGATGAATCTCCTATTTTAAAATCCAATCTAGCATAAGAACCAGTTGTTTGTATAATATCTAAATTAAATTGACTTGATGATATTATTCTAGTATCTTTAACTATATCAGGTTTAATTCTAAATTCTATTGATTGTGGATATAATCCCGTATCACTCAATTCATGCCATGGTATTGAAATTGATGAAGATGATTTCATTTGAATTGCAGCTGTTCTATCATCAAATGTAAATTTAGTACTTCCACCTTTTGTTGGATCTTGTGGTCCACCAAACTCCATTATTGTCAACATAGATTGAGGTACACCATAACAAGCCATAATAGCTTTCATAGCTCTACCAGTTCCTTTATGTTTTAAAATATATGGAAGGTTATTTAATATTCTTCTCCATACTATATCATTTGCATCCTTAAGAGGCATTGAGTATTTTTGGAAACCATCTTTATATGTACCAAATGCATATTCCCAAAGAAATTGAGAATCAAATGCTTTTTTATTTTCCCAACCAAGAGAAGATAACATATGTTGTACTACATCATTTGCAATTCCTTTGGTTTGTGATTCTTCTAATTGTTTAACTCTAGCTAATCCATTTATATATGCCCAAATAATATCAAAATGCTGACCTATCATTGTTAAGAATGTCAGAAAATCTTCATTATCCGTATCATTTACAAGATATACAGGTACATTATTTATTAAATAATTTGAATTATATTTGTCATATGTAGATGATTCTTCTTTAACAGTATCATACCAATTAGTAACTTCCGTTGTTGTGGATGGTTTTAAAACATGTGTGGCCAATCCAGTTATTGGATGTGTATATATTTCTTTTGGATATGCTAATACATTTGTAGATGAATATAAAAATTTCTCATATCCATCAAGTCCTCTAATAACTTCGTTTAATAATCCATATACTTTTTTTGCTTCGTTAGCTTGAGAAACTCCAGCAAATTGTATAACTTCCCATTGTATATCATATAATCCATCTTCTGTAATTACTTGGTATCCGTTTTCAGTAAGAACTCCACCCGGTGGTGGTGTAAACGTAGTTGCTGATAATGATTCAAATTTATTTTTATAAAATTCAATTAATCGAATCTTATACATAAAATTATCTAATCTTTCAGAAGCCGAACTAAAATTTACAAAATTTTCAAACACATATACAGATCCACTTACATATTCTATATTAAGTTTCTCCGTATCTATACCAAGTGCATTTGCATATTTATTAACCAAATCATTTGATGTAACCGAACCACTAGCTACTAAATCTTCATATATTTGATATTCTATTCCATTATCAGGCTGTACTGAAAAGTTTGGTCCTTTTAATGTATTACATATCTCAACAGCTTCAGGTATTAATGATACCGTTTCAATTATAGGATTTGATATTAGTTTGGATATCCAAACTTCTTGATTTGGTTGTATTTCCGTTGAAAGTGGTTCATATAATTTTAATATTAAAGAACCTTGACTACCAGTCCACGTAGTAATAACTTTATTATTACCAGAACCAATGTGTAATAAGTGAGTTAAGTATTTAGAAGTTTCATCTTTAAAAATAGAATCATTTAATTGAGAAACAAACGCATCGGATATTCTATTTATTACTAAACTTCTTGGTATTTGATTTGCACCTTTTTTAAAATTAATAGATATTATTTCAGTCTTTCCTACTACAACATCATGTCCACTTATATTGTATGGTACTAATTTTAATGGTAATAAAATAGAATTTGTATCTTCTGATACCGATGCATTTCCTATATTTAATAGTTCTTGAAAATTTACATTTATAGAACCATCAGCTTTTTCTTGAATATATGTTGTTGAATCGCCTACATATATCCTTACATAATCCGTATTTATTGATTCAAACGATATATCAAATCTTACATTAGTACCCACATAATCAGGTCCTACTAATTCAGATGGATATTGTATATTTCTTAAATCAGGAACACCAACATAAACTTCATCAACAGCTGTTAATGGTATTTCTAACGCATCACCATCTCCATCTGCATTATTCGGAACTAAAATTACTTTATAATTTCCAATTTTTGAAAATGCTTCTGCTGGAATTAATATTACTATTTTATCGGATACTACCCCATTTATTGCTGAAAGTAATGATTTAGGTCCATACAAATTATCAAATGTATAAGTTTTATCCCCAACAAATGCAGTTACTTTAGTAACACTACCTATTTTGTTTAATTGAATAGGATATTCTGATTTTGTATTTATGTTATACTTTCGTATTTCATCTTTATTAACCAAATCAATTACAGGCGAATCCAATACAATATTTGCAAATTGTTCGGATGTAATATCTATTACATAATCATCTTCAAGTGTAATTTTTGTTGATACTGTTTTACCAAGTTCAGATTCAAGTATAGATACTTTATATCCTTTTCTAGTTGCTTGTATTTTATTTAACTTGTATAAATTAAGATTAGAAGATGTTATTTGAAATATACTACCTTGGTCAGCTGCTATTACATTTTTACCTTTTAATAATTTAGTTTGTTCTCCATCATTTTTTGTAATTAATACAGAACTATCAGGTCCTTCTACATTTATAATTAATGTATTAATTGCGGATGTTGTTAATCCACCATTTGCTCTAGTTCCGATAGTTAATTCAAATGGAATTTCTTTAATTTCATTATTATCAATAGCACCATCAAATGTTTGCAAAACACCCTCTTTATAATATTCTATTTTAAATGAATATGGTGAGTTTTTAGTAAAAATTTGTTTTGCTTTGTTTGGAATTAAATCAAATACACCATCTCGTTCAATTACTTGATTTTCATAGGAATCAAATGCTTGTTCTTGGAAATCAGGATTGTTTACTACTCTAATTACATATGATTCATTTGTAGTATATCCTTCTTTTTGTAGTGTAATTAATTTTACACCATCTTTAATTACATCACTTAATTTAAAATTTAATTTGTTTGGAGTTGTTTTAAATGTGTTTTCTCCATTTACAAAAATAGCAGATTGTGCTTGATTTGATGAAAGTCTAAGAACTATGTTAGCGTCTTGATTAAGAGTACCACCAGTATCATCACCACCAATTGGTATTATATTATTTCCTTGTACAACACCAGCAGAACCACCTGGTAAAATAACACCATCTACGGCCTGTGCTGCTCCTAACAATGCTATTTTTTTATTTCTAGCATTATCTGATTTTATTTTATCATCTTCAGATGCTGGTTTGAATAGTTTTCCTAATATACCTTTTGGGGCAGATTTTTTCTTATTTGGCGATTGTTCAGCATTAGCCCTGTCTGGGCCACCTAAAATCCCACCAATTAACTTTTTATTTCTCTTATTATCTGCCATTTGTTAATAAATATTTTATCTTAAGTTTTGTCTTTCGTTCATATCCCTTTCAAACGGACCATTGTTTCTATATGAACCACCATAATCGTAGTTACCACCGGAGTATCCACCACCACCCGGACGAGAAGGTCTTATTATTTCAGGAATAGGTTCGTTTTTAACTTCCTCAATTATTAACTTGTCTAATGTTAAAGTTTTTTCAGATTGCTCTACTGATTTTTTAACTACTTTACTTACAGTTGGTGATTTTGTATCTATTTGTAAATCTGCTTTTTTAGATTGTAATATATCTGGCGCTGAATCTAAGCTTTCTAATTTATCTATTTTCTTAGAGCCAAATCTAACATCAGGAAGTAATAAATATTTATTTATAGCGTTGATTACCAATACTTCTATTATTTTAGTAACATCAACTTTATTCAAAGATATACTTTGTTTATATGGTTTTGGTTTTCCGTAATTTATATCATTTATATTTGATATCTTTCCGGTAAATTCATTGATACAGGATTCTAAAAATGTTTTATGTACATTAGTGCAAAAAGTATCAAAATTTTCTATTTTGTATTCACTTCTAAATTTATCAAACCAAGCTTCCGAATATTTTGCTTTAATTGCACTTCCTATTGATGTTGGGTTAATTTGTTCTACAAAAGATATTGAATATTTTGCTATATCCTCTGTAAAATTACTATCATTAATTAATAAATTAAATCTTTCTTTTAATTCTGCATTTATTTCAACACCTTTATCATTTGGATATAATCTAATTTCAGTTCTTGATGGAGATATTTCGGATATCCATAATTTATCCAAATTAGAATTACTTCCTACTCTTTTATTTATTAAAGTTACTTGAGTTTTAAATGTACCATTTTGATATCCCGCTTCTTTTAATAATTTCTCAACATCAATAAAATATTCCGATGGAAATTTATATTTTTGAAAAATAGTACCTTCGGCTATCATAAAATAATCTCCAATATTTTCAGCTGTTAATGGTATATATCTAACATTACCAAAATTTCGTTGAGGTAATTGATTATCATTTGCATCATATATAATAAATTCAATTGCATCATTGGCACTTATTCCAAAAAAAGACTCAATAGTTCCGTTTTCAAAAATTTGTCTATCATTTGAATCAATTCGATATCCTTTATTTACTAATATTTCTTTAAACGTTTTTATTGCCATTTTTTATTTCTTTTTCTTAAACATTCTAAATGTTAAAGATGTTTTACCGCCAGGTGTTTCTAATATAATACTACCATCATAGTCGTTATCAGAACCTCCAATTAATCCACCAAGTATACCACCACTACTTTTAGGATTTTTAGTTGCTGCTTTTGCTGTATCAACTACTAATACTAAAGTTTTAGTTTCTTTAGGTGCAATTGTTATTGGAGAAGTTTCTTTTAATAAATCTTGTGCATCTTCTTTAACACTAACCGTAACAGCTGTATCTTTAGGATTGTATATTTCAATTTCAGGTCCGTTTATCCATTGTACCGCTAATCCAGCCGTAACTTCAACTCTTAAATCTTTATCGTCCGGTCTTGCTCTTTTTACAATTTTATATGTAACATCACCGGCTCCTTTATGACCATCTGCTATTTTAGCAGCCTTTCCATCAATTTCTTCTTTATATGCTTTGTTTTGTTCTTCTAATGCTTGTGTTCTTGCTGTTAAAGATACTCTCTGAATTGCTTCGGACGTTGCTTTTTGTATTGCATTTGATATCTCAACTACCGATGATTGAACTCTTAAATTTGCTTGTTCTCCTTGATTTTGAGAAGATGCCGCTATAATTGATTGACCATCTATATCAACTCTAAGACTTTGTGTTACAATTTCTAATTCTATCACCTTTGCACTTAAATCCAAAATCTCTACATTAAGTCTAGAAACTTCTTCAGTCAAATCTATTACAGATTGAGTTACTGGATTGTATACTCGTCTTGGAACTGTATCTTCTACTGGAGGTGGTTCAATTGGCAGTAATTCTACAATTACAGTATCTATTGATTTTATTAGTTCACTTTCATTATATTTAGGTCTATTTAATTGTCCAGATATTATACCATCTTCAGGACTCTTATCCATAAAATAATGAATACCATAATCGTTCTTTGTCTTAATAGCCAAAGAACCACTCAATTGTAATTCACTAATTATTTGTTCGTTGCGTAAACCTTTGTTTTCCATTTTAATTTTTTGCTATACTAAATGTTACATCTTCATCAAAATATTGAACATTATCATTTATATTTACTTTAAATTCAATTTTATAAACCCTATCAGCTTCCCAATTTGAAAGATTCAATTTAATATAATTACCAATAGAATCACAACTAACTTTAGAATAATCACTAAATGGGACTATAATATCATGCGAATTAAAATCTTTTATTTGATAATAAGTTGTTGTTGGTAAATATTTTACATCAGTATATTCAAATGTAGTTGAAAATGTTTTTGAAGGATACAGTTCTCTACCAACTAACCTAATTTTAGGAATAGTTCCTAGTTTATATTCTTTTTTAAAATTAATTACATTAACTTTTATATTTTCAGCGGTTAATGCAGTTAAAGATCCTGTTACAAAGGATTGGTCGTTCCAACCTATTCTTATTTTTGGTTGATATATTGTATTTGTTTCTTTACTAAATACTTTTACTATTCCATAATCTTCCGTATCATTTTCTACATCAAATGAATGTTTTACTATAAGTCCTTCATTTGGAATAGAACCACTCATCCAAGCTTGTAACATTGGTTTTATGTTCATACCAATATCAGCAGTACTATAACTAAATGATTGATTGGTACTATAAGATGAATACCACACACCACCATCTCCAAATTGAGAACCAGTAGAACCAGCCGTAAATACTCCTATTGGTAGCCATTCTAAATTAGAATCACCTTCTCTATAATTCCATGTTACTCCTTGTGTAGATACATTATCAAATCTAGTACCCACTCCCATTTGCCAACTTTGTGATATAGGATATGCATATAATGTATATTCTAATGGAAGTTCTTCACTTTGAGTTTCTTTTAATATAAGTGTAGCTTCGCTCATAGATACCGAAGTATCTACTAAAGATGATGATAAAAATCCTACATCAAATTTAAGTAATGCTCTTGATACATCCTTTACATTGCCATAGTAAACTTTGCTTATTTCTAATATTTCATCCAATCCACAATTTTGATTGGGTTGTTGTAAATATATCGATGCATCTTTTGATGCTGTCATAAAATAGTATGCCATTATCTTACCCTCCCTTTTATATCTTGGTCTGGAAACTTAACTTCAAAAACCGATGGGTCTAACGATGGATAAACAATTTTATCCTTTGTTGCCGCATCTATATTATATGAATTTGGTGTATAGTTTCCGCCACATTTATTTGTTATTTTCAACATTGGTACAGATGATACCCCTTCAACATTTGCTAAAAGTAATTCTATTTCACTTAGATTAATAGTTTGATTAAATGTCATATTATCTATTGAAAAATAATCTTTTAACTCATTAATACATTGAATTAGTATTTCACTTTTATTATAATTTGCGTAACATATAATTTCAAATTCAGCTCCTATATTGATAACATACCCATCTAATAAATTAATACCATCCGTAAGTATTTTATATTCATTAAGATATGTTTTTATATTTTCCTTAACAGCTCTATTAATTGGTGTTAAATTTTCATTAACATCATAAGCTAACAAATATAAATTAATTGCAAATGGATTATTTTTTTCGTTTTCATTAGATGTTTTACCAATTAAAAATTTAGTAATATCTTGCTTAACAGATAATTCACTTGGTTCATCGGAATCTGGTTTGTTTACAAAATTCATAACCAAATCCGTAAATTCTTGCAAATTATTAGGAGATGCTAATATAGATGATGGTGAATTATTATCTAACGTACCATCTGCAACTGCATATGATTTAGCTACTGCTCCAAATTTTGAAGGCATTGATAATACTCTTATTTGATAATCCTTTGCAGTTACTGCTCTATTTTGTGCTCCAAAATTAGCTAATGCATTTTGTCTTACTTCATTTATAGTCTCACCACTCTTACCACCTGTAGCTGGTATTTCATTATCAACTGCTACTGAATTTTTCATTTTTATGTATAATCCCAACTCTTGATTCGTAAACGATGATACATCTTCATCAAACTCAATACCATTAATAGTTGTTATTGAATTAACAGAAACGTTTGATGATACCCCACCACCTACTAAATATCTTACAGTTATAGTTGTATTTGCTGGAGATGTTCCGTATGTTTTTGTTTTTAAGAAATTTGTTGGGTCAAACGATTCTTCTAATCTACTAATTGAATTTGGCAATCCCAATCCAACATTTTTAAGATTTGGAATTAATTGTTCATCACTAGCAGTTGGGTCACCAGCTCCAAATTGAATAGTTGTTGTACTATTTTGATTTACAATTGTGGTAAATCTTTTTGGAGTTTTAATTGTTTTTAAAATATAAGGTACAGTTGATTTAAATTGATACAAATCAGAATCATTTGCTTCTGTATTAGGATGTTCTATGAACACCATTTCTTGAGCTAAATATGGAACTTCATACCATTTATTATTATTTGAATCTCTACAATCTAATATTTCAATAATATCACTTTCAGGTAAATCTATATACTGATATGGACTATAATTACCAAATGTAACTTGCTTAGTAATTATACTTCCAGATTTACAATCTACATACTTTTTAATTAAATAATAAGTAGGTTCACCAGTAAGAGCATCTCTTTCATATACGGTAATTTCTCTATTCATCTCATCTGAAAAATCAACAATATCGGATGTTATAAAATCTATACCATTATCGTTTGAAGTTGCTTTCATTCCAGACTTTATTCGTAAATAATATTTAGAATCCGGCTTATTATTTATTCCCAAGCCAACAGATGGAACTAATTGATATACAGATAATGTTGTTGTAGCTGGTGATGTTACTTTTGGCTTATAACCTAAATATCTTGCTAAAGGAATTACACTTTCAATATCATCAGCGTATAACATCAATGATTGTTTAAATGTATCATCTATATAATATGATAAAGTATCACCTATATAAGATGCCATTTCAATAAACATCATACCAGGAGATGCTTCGCTAAAATCATTATAAGTTTTTGGAAAATAAGTTTTAGAAAATTCAATAAGATTTTGTCTAAATGCAGAAAAATCTTTATTAAGATATTTTACATCTTTGCCTTTATTTTTGAAATTTTTATTTATAGTATTGAGTGCCATATATTATGAATTTATTTTAAAATCTACCGTAAAGTTTTGTTGATTATATTTGGCTGTAAATACTATACTAACATTTAAAGCATACTCATCTTTCATTCTATCGGTTGATTCTATATCAATTGAATTAATTTCTAATTGAGGTAACCAAAATTCAATAGCAGATTCAATAGAATCATATATTTTTGATTTAATATCACCATCGTTTTGTTCAAATAAAAGTTCTCTTAAATTAGTACCAAATAATGGTTGTGCTAATCTCTCACCTCTATTTGTCAACAATAAATTTTTAACATTAGATTTTAATTGTTCTAAGTTATTATACGTTTGATTGAATGTATTAGTTCCCATTTGTAACGGCAACGATAATCCTATTGCATAATCATTTACACTTTTATTATTACCAGTTACAATATATTGACCAACTACTACTGCCATTATTTCTTTTTAAATCGTTTTACTAATTCGGAATAATCTCTATTTAGAGCTTTATCCAATTCAGGTACACCAGTTTGAACACCTAATCCAGTTGGAGAAGGTCCTTTTGCCAAATCACCATAACCCATTTTTTCAGCAATTGCAGTTCTACCTACTATTGAACCCATATCACCCTGTCCAAAACTCATTGTTCTATAACCATCACCAGTTGCAGGTGCCATTGCTGTTTCATTCAGAATTTGGTTAATCATCGGGTTTTTACTAAATTGCTTTGTAGGTATTACCTTAGAAGTCACAGACTCCATAATAGGTTCATCCTCCATCATAGCCTTAGCCATTGATAATCCAGTATTTTTAGGTTTTACAGCAGTTTGTTTACCTTCTGCTATAAGTTTTTTCATTTCAGCCTTTACAGTTTCCTTAATTAATGCCGGAAGTTGTTCTTTTAATTCCTCTTTAATAAGGATTTGGATGGCCTTTAAAAGTTTATCAGTATCCATATTGTCTTATTTGTTATGTTTATAAATATTTGAATTGTTATTTTTAAGATTTTAATTTAAAAACCAAAAATTGTACCTCCAATTATCTTAGATGTTGGTTTACTTCTTAAATTATATAAGTAATTAATATTAGTACCAGCCCCATATGCTGCTGGATTATTTGATGTAAATAACGTAATTCCTTTTGGTACATCTTTTAATATATTTTTAGCAGCTCCATAAATAGATATTGCTGCATTTGTATTTCTAGTAAGACCATTTAAGTATGAATCTTTAGGACCAGGATCAAATCTAGTTCCAGTAACAGGTTGGAATTGATATGGTTGATTTATAATATCCGTAATTGTATCAAATCTATATTTTGGGTTTCTAACGCCAAGTGGAGTATATCCTATTCTAGTTCTATTTAATATAGTTGCCATAACCCAAGCTCTTTCAGTTTGATTTGATGTAGCTTCTGCGAATGTTAATGAAACTAAATCATTCCATTCGGTATCAGTCATATTTCTTCCTAAATAAGCTTCAGCTGCTTTTCTAGCATCTTGATTACTTGCTACAAAATTAGTAGATGGTGTATTACCATAGTTTGTAACATCTTTACCATCTGCGGTTTTTTCTGTTGGTTTAACATTTGTACCACCTCTTAAAATTGCCAATTCCGCTTCAAGATCATCAGGAACAACTACTAAATTACTTGTTATTTCAGGTGGTTTGAAACTAGTAGAATTATTTGGTAAATTAGGTATTTCCGTAGTATCCATTTGCATTTCAGGAATCGATTGATATCCTTTCCACTTAGCAAATCCAATTGAAGGTACACCAACACTAGTTGTATATGTCGTTAAACAAGTAGCCATACCTTCTACACCCAATAAATGTTCTTTAGCTAATGTTATAAAATCATCTACTAATAATCTAGGTACTTTATTTGGATTTATTATTGACATCTATAAAGCGTTTTTTATTATATTTGCTATTATTTTGTGTTGTGATTTGCTTGGATGTAATCCATCACTTAAAGGGCCTATTTCAAATTTACCTATAAATTGAGCATTTTTAATATCGGATAATAATGAAGATTGATATTTTTTATACTTTTCTATCATAGGTATGTATTTAGTAACATCACTAACATATTTGGTGGTTGGTATTTTTTTATAATCAGTAGAGGTATCCATATTATAACCAATGATAATAACAGCTTTAGCTCCCGCGTTTGTTATTAAATCTACCATTTTTTGAACATTACTTATCGAAGTTTTTATCGATATTGAATCATTAAAAGCATCGTTAATTCCACCATATATGTAAACTCTATCATATTTTGTAGATGATAGCTGATTTGGTAAATTATCTAGCATCCATTTTGTAGTCATACCACCTTTGGCTAATACATCTATATTTAAATTAGGTAATTGTGGTTTTATAACTAATGGATATGATATAGAACCAGCCGTTACAGAATCTCCTACAAATAATAAAGATTCTTTTTTATTTGAATCTAATGGGTCTGTATTTGTATCTTCGTTTTTCTTATTAGATTTATTATCATCTTTTTGTACACTAGTTGATTTTGATGTTTTCCATATACCAGGATTTAACACTACATTTGTATTAACTAATATATTAGCAGCTGCTCCGATTGCTACTTGTTCTAATGTAACAAGCGGAGGAATGAGTGTACTCATAACAGCCCCAGTCCAATATTTAATTACACCCTTTCCCATTTCTCCAGTTAAATCGTATTGTGCTTTTGAATTTAATCCATTTGTTAAAGCTTGTACAAATATAGCTTTCATACCATCTATATCACCTTTTACAAGCGGAATTCTATTTACTAAATCACCTCCTCTTTTTATACAAGCATCATACTGAATAGCAAATGTAGTTGCTACCAAATCAATATTTTTAATATTTTCAGGTTTACTTACAACCTTCAAGACTTCGGTTCTAAAAGTTTCCCAAGACATATATTAGAATTTTGGAATATTAGAAGATATTGAGTCTACCTTAGATTTAAAATCAGTTGCCATAGATTTTGCGGCTTCTAATTTTGATTTAGCTTCTTCTATTTTTGACATTGCTTTTTCTTTTAAAGCTTTAGCTTCTTCTATCTTAGCCATTGCTTTTTCTTTTGCTGCTTTAGCAGCTTCTAACGCAGCTTTTGCATCAGCTGCTTTTTTAAATTTTTGAGGAACCGGAATTTCTTTCATTTTAGGCTTTTGGGGTTTCCTAAGCCTTAATGTTTTTAAATTAGGTATTTTTGGTATTTCAGGTTTTTTTAATGCGTTTTTTAGTTTATCCGCAGTTTCCGCAATTTTACCACCCAATTCTTTAACATTATTAAAAGCATCTTTTGCATCAGATACGCCAGGAATATTATTAACTGCACCGGCAACCACATCTTTAGCTGCGCTTGCAAAATTTTGTAAATCGGGTTTTATCTGATTTGGTAGATTACTTAAATTTTCCATATTATGATGTTTGATTTTTTGAACTTAGTATTTCTTGCAATCTATTGTTAATATCAATAAAGTCATTAAAATTTTCAGGACCCAATGCAGTTGGGCCTGATGGAGTTAGGTATTGTTGATTTAAAATTGCTGTTAATAAATCTGCTAATAAATCAACTAATTTATTTCCCTTAACCATAGGTTCTCTATCAATATCACCCAAAAATATAGAACCATTTCCAGTAAAAAATGCAACGTCTCTATCATTTGTAATTACATTTACATTACCTCCAACACTAACATCAATTCCTAATTTATTATCAATTGACATAGCTCCATCTGAAATAAATCCATAGTTCTTTTTTGAATAAAATATCATTTCAGCTGTTTTTGCTGAAATTATTATTCTACCAGAATTAAGTAATAATTGATTTCCTATTAATTTAGTAGGATAGTTACTAAATGAATCGGGCTTTGTTTCAAAATCATTAGAACCTTTGCTATCAATCGTACCTGGTTGAAAGGCTAATTGATAATCATTAGAACTCATAGTTATTACGCTGCCATCTGAATTTATATCATCATCAATACTTAACGTTGGTTCTAATTCTCTATTAAATGAGCTTTCACCATTTCTTAATATAGTAACAGGTGAAAATGATTTTTTTGGATTATTATATGCTGAAAATCTTAAAGATTGTCCAAATCTAGATTCCAATAAAGAATCTCCTTCATATAATTTTAATTTATGTATATTTGGTGTAAATTGAAAATAATCACCAAATTTATTATATTTTGATGATTTTGATAATTTTGTATTTGGCATACCAGTTATAACACCTTCTCTATACATTTTAGATGCATCTGGATTTGAATCTACATCCAAATTATTAGCAGATTCAAATTTTGTAGAAATGAAATTTATTGTTGCTGAATTATTAGGCCCATCGCCTGGTTGTATTTTTTTATAAAATGCACCAATACCATTTATTATTATTTCAACAAGTTCATTTATTACTGGAATTGTTTTTATTGAAGCATTATCATATGGGAATGCGTATGATAAATCGGTTGAATCTACTGAATAATCATCTAACAATCTATATGCCACCGAACCAATATCTGCAACGGTTGCTTTACCTTTTTTTATTAATTCATGAGTATCATCTAAAATAATATCATAAACAACACCAATATTTATTTGTCTCGAAGAAGCATTTGGATTGGTTATATTATTAGATGCAACCATTCTGCCCGAAAGTATCTCTCCCATATTACTTCATTTTCTTTTTTAACTCATCCATTTCGAATTCTAAATCATCAACTCTTTCAACTTCTAACTTAGTATCTTCTAAATCTCTAAGTAATTGTTCTTTCTCAAATGGAGATAGGAATCCTTCTTGTCCTTCAGTCTTTTTATCAGCTGCCACAATCTTAGTTGCAATTGCTGCCAATTTAACCAAATGGTCATCATTTCGGATTGAACTATCTATTAGTGAATTGATTAATGGTCCTAAGTTACCCATATCGCTTGGACTTCTAACCATATTTTTTAAATCATTGATTAAATCGCTGATTCTTGCTTTCTTATGTACTTGGTTGTTGTATATATCCTGAAATAATCCATTTAGGGATTTACCTGGAAATAATTCGAAATCGTTTGACATATTAATATATTTACATTTTGTATGTATATAAATATGGTTCTATTAAAATGTTGAAATTAAACTGGGATTACTTCGATTGTAATCTTTGGTTGGTATCCTTCAGGCAATTGTCTATTAATACCTTTGAATTCATCTACCTTACCCTTAAAGTAAGTTATTTGTAATATTTTATCCGTTAGGTTCATTACAGTTTGAGATGATGTAGACATTTCTTCTGTATCTCTTTTCATATTAAGAGCCGGTTTCTTTGGAAAGTATTCCTTTCTCATAGCTTGTGCTATTTCTTTCCAATCTTCTACTTTATCAACTGATTTCTCAGCTGATATCTTTCTTAATTTTGAACTTAGATATTTCTCACCGCTTGTATATCCAGCATCGGTGAACATATGTCCGTGATTTGTACGAACAACAGGTGATTCGGAGTTTTGAAGTTTAACATCAGCCTTATGCTTTGATGTAGTTTCAATACTAACCATATGTTTTGTAGATGATACAAATGTATGACCTTTAAGAGATAATCCACTCTTGCCCTTATATGATAGTGCAGCTCGTACCGCATCCATTAGAGTAGGTTGCTTAATGATGTTTCTCATCTTATCACCATCAGGACCTGGCTTTCCTCCTTTCTTTACAATCTTATGTTCAGCTTCATCGTGTCCAACTAATAGTGCTGAGTTTACAACACCAATTCCGTTTTCATTTAAGCCCTCACTCCAATCCGTTACTAAATCGTGCAGATATGCAACTTCAACACCATCAATGATAGTGTGTACTATTTCTAAAGATGGATTATAAGCTCTATCTCTATTTTTAGCTAGGATAAACTTATCTTTAATTTCTTTAGATACGATTATGCACTCTTTAAGTTTCATTTCTTATTGGATGTATGCGTTCAATTCATATGAGTTTCTCATACCATAAACTTGAATTTGAAGTTTCTTTCTTTGTACCTTACCATCTTTAGATAATTCAATACTAAATTTATTAGTCTTGCCTTCCGATGGTTTTCTAGGACCCATTCCTATTTGTCTGAAAGAATCATCATCATTTATTTCGTATCCTTTTTTCTCTGCGTATGCTTTAGCTGCTTGGATAGCTGATGTATATGATTTGTGATATACTTCGTAATCTGATTTTGCTTCCGTTATTGATTCGTTTGTTGATACAAATAATCTTACCGAAAGAATTACATCATTACCAATATTTAAAGTTCTTACTTTATGTTTTTCTAAATCGTAAGCCGGATTTATTACAGTTGCTTTTGCAATTACACCATCTTTAATAAAGTGTGGTTGTAATCCAGAGTAGTTATCATCTCTAAACATAAAAACATCTTTAGGAGAATCCTTAGATATTTTAATTATCTTCTTTAAACCTTCCTTACCCATAAAGCAACCACCTTCACATTTAGTTCCACCATAAGTTTTACCTTTTTGTAATGTTACTTCGGTTACTGTACTTTCACCAAACATACCTACAAAATTACCTTGATATTTGTTACCAGGTTTTCCACTTATTGCTGTTGAAAAGTCCATTCTATCTTTTAACTTTCCTTTAGATATAAAGTTAAAAAGTTTTTTAGCATTCAAATTGAAATCATCTATAAATTTTTGTACTGCAATTCCACGAGTACCAGTAAATCCAGCAATTCCCATTGCTTCTCTACCTATTACTTCATCTACGGATTCAACTTTAGCTCCATCTAATCCACCATATCTAAGTGTATATATGTATTGATACAATTCAGGCCATCCACCTTTAACTGCACCAAATTCGTATTTATAGAATACTTTAGAACCAAAAGTTGCAGATGATGTTTCTTCACCTCTACCACCTAAATATGGTTCTTGCTTATCTTTGAATTTTAAGAAAGCCTTATATCCTCTCATTAAATCAGTATTTTTCTGAGCTAATGTAGTCATTATTTGCTTAACCTTTGGATATTTTTTTAAGAATGTTTCCACTGCTTTACTATCCACTCTGCGAACTAAAATAGTTTCTTCGTTTAGTATATCTTTTAACTTTATCATATTAAAATCCTATTGAAATTACATCACCATCTGCTTCAACCCAACGAATCTTTAATGCTAATAATTTTTTAAGAGTATCGGCTCCAAAACGATAACCAGTTCCAAAGTTACCTCTTGCTGGAATATCTACAACCATTCCGTGAATACCGGCAAAAATTTGAGAATGGTCTCCACCAATTACTTTTTGAAATGCCACAACCTGTTTTTGTTGAATAGGTTTTAATTCTTTGAATTTTATTTCCGATGCTTCGTTTAATTGAGTAAGCTTTATCATTTTATTTCTTTAATTTAATTTTCCAGTAAACACCACCTCTAATATATGGGGTGAATCCACCATTTATACCATCGGTTGTTTGATTATTAACACCTAAACCCAATTGGTATATCTTATCTTTCTTAGTATTGATTAAAACACCAGCTCCTACTGAACTTACAAAATCTGCTTTGTTAAATCCACCTTCTAAACCATAGAATACTTTAGTCTTAGGTAATTCTTTAACAATCATAGTTTCTTTGATAGTTCTTTGTTTAACATTTGCGTTGAAAGTTCTACCTAAGATTTTGTTTTGTGTGATTGTATCAATTACAGATACCGTTCCCAATGAATCAGGTAAAATCAATGTATCTTTGTATAATACCTTTGAGTAATAGTCTTTTAATAATGCCGCAGTATCAATAACCGCTGGAATGATTACTTCTTTCTCTACGATTGTTTCATGATAGATATCTTCACCTTTCTTAGTTACTATTTTAGTCTTAACTATATCAACCGTATCAATATCGTGCTTAATTACTTCATAAGCCTTACCAGCTATGAATACTTTCTTACCTGGCAATATCCCACCTGGGTTAAACCACTGCAATAAAACGAATATAATCAATGCTACGATTGCTATATTCTTAAAGTTCAACAATTTTTTCATAATGTATTTGATTTGTGTGTATAAATATTGATTTATTCTAAAATACCAACTTTGACCCAATTTGTATGTTATTTAATAAAGAAAAACTATCTCCAAAAGACATTGCCGCTTTATATGATGCCGAAAATCCAAATCTTTTACTTAATTTGTAATCATATCCCAATCCTACCATTGCTCCCGGAGTTCTACTCACAGTACTTCCACCAGTCACCGTATTCCAAGCTAATGGGGATTGCATTACGAATACCTGCGGAGTTAGGGTAACCTTTCTATTATAAGGATATGGTTTCATCCAAAATCCTACCAAAGATGAACTTAAACTTACATCATATCCACCAGTCATTGCGTTTTGCATCATTAAAGTAATTATACCCACATTATATCCAAACGTTCCGTATTTAGGATGTGGTTTAATCCAAGTGTATCCGTTAAGGTTCATTATAGTTCCCTTAAGATATGCAAATGTAGTTCCGTATGAATGTATTGCGTTTAATTTACCATCTTCAAAATCCATCTTAGTAATACCACCACTTAATGCGAATTGGTTTAGGGTACTCCAAATAAGTGCGGTAGCTGAATATGATTTATCTCCCATTAAAGAAGATTTAGATACACCTACACTCATCATTACAGCGTAGTTTCCGTCAGCATCTTCCGTACCAGCCAAATCACTAGCCATCATCATTGGATTTGCTACTGCTTTCTTTTTTTCTTCTTTTTTCTTTTCTTCCTTCTTCTCCTCTTTCTTTTCTTCTTTAGATTCTTCCTTCTTCTCCTCTTTTTTCTCCTCTGACTTTGATTCCTCTTTCTTTTCTTCTTTGCTTTCCGATTTAGTTT